TTAATCCAATGAACCCGCCAATAATGGTTTGAAATGCAGGTCCAACTATTTCAAAAAGTTTATTGTTGTCGACATCCGGGTTAAAAAACCCAAACATAAAAACAGTGACCATTGATAAAACAGTCACTGCAAGGGTAATAGACGCAATTAAAGTGACAACGGCTGCAAGCTGATCTTTTTGCATTTCACTTCATTAGCGAGTCGTATTGTTCATAACAGGCTTGGAGAGCTGATCTGAGCTTGTCTGCTCGGGCAGCTTCCCCGATAAGAAACTCTCCGTCCTCGGCATAAAGGGTTGCCCCAGTTCCACACGTTGAAGCGTTGGTGGCTTCAGATTTGGGTCTGCTGGGACGTTTCCGCAACTCGATAAGAGCATTGGCAAGCTGAGTATTAATAGCGTTGATTTGGTCATTTTTATCCTTTTCGATTCTGTCGGCTGCTGCTTGATGTTCGTCTTTGAGCTTTTGGGTCTCGAGCACTTGATATGCCTTGTATCGATCAAAGCGAGACGCTTCAAAGCTGTAGCCAAGATACCAAGAAAATGCCAATGCAGCCATTGCTGCAGCCATTTTGACGTAAGTAAGGATTGGTAATGGAAACATTATTTATTGTCCTGATCTTGATACCAGCGCAACATTTGAACTGCAATTCCAATGCCCATTAACCATTTTCCATAGTTATTTGGATCAATTACATTTTGCAATACAGAAAAATTGGTTTCCACATAACCCAAAATCGTCACAATAAACCCTAGCCACATAAGCTTAGATTTGTGAAGTGGCTTTTTCATTTTTTCTTGGATATGGTCTTTTTTGCTGCTGGCTTTTTTGCTGCAGGTTTTGCAGCAGTTTTAGCTGCTGGCTTAGCAACAAATTTACGAGTGGTCGCTTTTTTGACGGCTGGCTTACGCTTGACAGGTGTTTCGGCAGAATCTGCAACGGCTACAGGCTCTACACGTCTAGGTCTTAGTAGTGCTGCAATTTGCTTAAACATTATTTGTCCACTTTCGTATCAAGTTTGTCTAGTATTTTGTCCAGCTTTTGAAATATTTGATTTGTTACGCTTTGAAAATCTTCACGCTTGACGTAATGATCTGAAACCTTTACCTCAAGACTATTGATTTGTCTTGCAAGAGTGGATTGGTCTCCAATGATCTTGTCTTGGTTTTTAGATAATTCTTTTGACCACCAGCCAATTACACCCGAGGCTGCAGTGGCTAAAATGGCTATAGCTGCGACTATTGCTGACCAATCCATGACGCTTACTCCTCAGCAGGTGTTTCGGCTTCTGCTGGAGCAGATTTAGCCTCTTTTTTTGCTGAAGCTTCCTCGACTACAGGGGCTTCAGCAACAGGAACACTAGCTTCGATTTCGTCAATCAGTTTACGCAATTCTTGACGAGCTTCTGAAGACAAATTAATAATAAATTGTTTAATTGAAAACATGATTTTCCTTATTTTAAGCTGTTGGGGCTTCAGAATCAGCCGAGGTTTCAGTATTTGCTGAAGGATTTTGAGCTGCTTGAATTTGTGGAATTGCTTGAATTTTGATCTTATTTACTAATTCTTCGATCAATTCCATTGGCAATTTACGCAATCCAGCAACTACCGCCTCAATTTCCTGAACTTCTAAGTTTAAATTAATGCTCATAACGTTTTCCTTTTTAAATAATTGGTTTTTGAGGAATCGCTGGCAAAAGCGAAATAAATTCTTCGGCTGTTGCTGGCAAAACTCCAGCTTCTATTGTATATGCTTGCGCCCAAGATTTGTCTCTCCATTCATTTAAAACCTCTGCTTCAGACTTAAACTGTGGGTTTGTTGATGTCAAATATGTAATAGCATCGCTCATGGAATCATATTTCCAAGATCTAGAAACATCATCTAAATAAGCAGTCGTTTTTTTCTCGTATTCTGCAATGGTTAAGTCTTTTTTAGCTTTTTCGTAAGCGTCCTTATTAAACTTAATTTTTCCATCGATCAAATTAATAAAATTTAATTGATCCATTTTATATTTTGCTGGTATTTCAATTAAGTCTTCAGGAACAAATTCAGCATAATCTTCTTCAAATCCAAAAAGCTCATTTAACTTATTAATGTAATGTTTCATAGCTTTCCTTAACGCAATTCAAACCAAGCGAATGAAGTAGCTCCACTATATAGCGAAGCACTATAAGTTGCTCCAGCAGGAACAATTATTGGAGATACAACTGATTGAGCATTAACATATTCAACAAACGGAAATAATGAAACAGCAACTCCATTTATATAAAATGTCGAATCCGTATGACTTATTGCGCTGGTATAAATAGAAACCATAATAGGATAAGTCAAACTATTTGTATAAGTAGTGTTATTAGCCCTACTTCCTGAAACGTCTTGCCATGATGTACCATTCCACCCAAGACCTGTAGGTTTTGTTATATACCCCGCTGGATTAGTTGAGTTGTAAGGTGTATATCCAAGTGCAGTAGTAACGTCTGTAGCGTTTAAAGTAACAGCTCCGGTTCTTCCATTAAAACTAGCTACTTTTGATGAGTCTGCAAAATAAATATTTGTGCCATCACAATAAATGTAGGTTGATTGACCTTGAGTCAAAGTCACGCCAGTACCTGAAGCAGTTTTAGCAGTTAGGTTATATGCTCCAGTTGTATTGTTTTGAACAATCCATTCTCCAGTGATTGCTGGAAAAATAATATTTCTTGCTGCAGTCATTGCTCCTGAAGCAATAAGCACCGGAAACGCAGATTGCAAGTTTGTAAGGGTAACGTCAGCCGTTGTTACGGTAATTGCTTGAGTCCCTTCCCATGCAAAAGAAGTCCAGCCTGTACCAGTGATATCGGGATTGTTTGAGTTGTTTTCAATCGTGCTTACCCAAAGACCTGAAAAGCTTGAAGACTGAAGTATTGATCCTTTTGGATAACCTCCAATAGTGGCAGCAAAAGTAGCGTCAAACGGGAAAAATCCACCCGCTTCTTGCCATTGTTGAATGGCTGTAATTTCGTACAAAATGCCGTTAAAGTCAGCACCAAAAGGAGGTACACCGCCTGAGCTAATAGCTTGGAAAGTAAGCGGAGGGAAACCGTCAGTCAGTGAAGCTTTGCCGTTTGTGATGCCAATTTGAGAAGCAGTTGGGATCGTGTTTTTATAGGTTGAGCTTGCTGAGTTTGCAAACGGTAGAGGAATCTTTGAAGGGATGTTGGTACTTTGCATAGTTGATCCTATTAATAAGTGACTGTTACGGCAACGCCCGCAGGTCTAGGGAATACCCCTGAATTTTGAACAATAGCCAGTTGCAATGCGTTTGGCACAAAATTGAAATGGTAGGTGAACCCTTGATTAAGTGTATCAATAACGTAAGCAACACCATAAGGACTGCCACTAATTGAAGTGCCAAAGAATTTTTGAAGCAACTGATTAATCTGAGGAACTGACAAATTGCCAATATTTACCGCAGCCTTAATCAAAATCAACTGCCTATAAACAGCGTCTGACAAGTAGTAAGTCGTTGTTGAGGCAACTGAAGTATAAAACGGAGCCTGTCCAAAAGGCTGAGGACCTGTAGTTGCATAACCTGAAAGATAAGCTTCATCAAATCCTAAATAGGCAGGTGAACCGGGAATTTGTAAGTAGCGAGGAACGTTGACAATCGCACCCCAAATATCTAATCCAGTACCTACCGCAGTGTATACATCCCAAATATTTAAGTAAAAATTAGCAATATCAGCAGAAGGATCAACTGCACTATTGTAAGAACTAAGCAGACCGTCAATCGCTGGCGAATCACAATATTGACTTAAAAGAGTTTGATCCCAATTTTGCATGATTAAACCAATACCACCGCAATATTAGAAGCTGAAAGAGTAGGCAACTGATCGATGCCGAATGCAATAAGTAAAGTGCTTGGGCTTGCACTTAATCCCAAATAGACTTCAATTACATTCACCGCAGAACTAATAGCATTAATGTTTGCATAATAGCGACCTGAGTACGTTGTCGAGTTAATAGTGACCGCAGCTCCTCCATCTTGACCATTAAACGATGCCAAAACAGCGTTTTGAACAAGCTGAATAATGTTTGAAGGCAACAAAGGATTATTTTGAATGTTTACAGTAAAGTAAGCAGCCGTTGACGTTGGAGTCAAATAAGTAACCGTATAAGGAATTGGAGTTGCGTAAGTCGTGTCATAAACGGTAACGGTTGTATTGCCGTTATATCCGCAGCCCGGTGGTTTTTTATTCCATATAGCCTGAGCAATAGCAGAGGAAGTTCCTCCAGCAACACTAACGCAAATTGAATGAGCTGCCAATGGATAACTGGTTGCCCCATAATTTACGGTTACGTTTGACGAATTATCAACAACAACTGCTTCAATTACATTAGGAACAGCTAAAACGGCTGCTTGAATTGATTGGACAGAATTTACTGCATTAACCGCAACGCTTGCTTGTCTACGCAATTCAAAGGCTGCACGAGACTCAACATTGTTTCCAAGAGCCCCAGCAGCAGGATTGGAAACTGTATTCCATCCAGCAACGGCTGTATAAATCTTATTCAAAGATCCAATAGGACAAGCAATAGGTCCAGTAGTTTGATTTTGGAATTGAACTGTTATGCTACCACTTGCAGGTATTGTTGCTGCAGCAGTTGAAGCGTATAAATAACCGCTTGAGTCTTGAGCGATAGAACCAGCCGGAATAACTGTACCAACTGCTCCTACGCAAGTTGCATTTACTACTGTTCCCGAAGCTTGAATTCGGGTCATAAAGTAAATGTAACCAATCGCATCTTGCCAAATACCGGAAGCAAACGCTGGATTTACTTGATTGGCAATGTAGGCAATCTGATTGTTTTTATCGCCAATAATGGCAGTTTCGGTTTGAGCAAGCTGACCTTGTGGAGTGGTAAGACCGGGATTTACACCGCCTCCAAAGGCTGCATTGATGTCGGCTTGAACTCCAGCAAGAATATCTGATTCTGCTGGCAGGACGGGTGCGCCATTAGTCCATGTAATTGACGGTACGTTAGTGCTCATTTATCCTCCGAAAGCCACATTATTTGCGACTCCATCCGTATCTATAATTTGAATTTGTCCAGCCAAAGAACGATTTTGGAAGGACGTAAAAGTTGCTTGTGCTGCTGCTACGTCAGGAACAGTCAAAGCTGCGTCCTGAAGTTGCTCAGCAACGTACTGCAAAGGAGGAAACTCCCCAAGAATTTGCTGCCAATAGGGAATACCCTGAGTGGTGTCGTACCAGCATTCGCCCAAAAATGTACGAGTTACTGAAGCCACGTCTTGAGCGATTGCATAAGGTGCGCCAGCTAAAGCAATGTTTCCGTTGACATCGAGAACGAGATCCCAAGCAGTTTGATCTAGCAGTAAGGTATTGTGAATTATCGTCATACTGGAGTTCCTGTTTGACCGCCACCTGTTGTAACACCGCCATGTTTATGAGTATGTAAGCTTGTACCCGCAGCCGTAACGTCACCCGTTACAGTCATTGAGCCACTAAATGTCGCTGCTCCACCGCTTGTCTGACTTACCGCACCATTTAAGACGATTGACGGGGCATTAATCGTACAAGCTGAGGAAGCGTCAATCTCAACATTCGGAGAAACCACTTTCACCATTGTTGACGCATCTACTTCGACATTTGGTGCGTTTATTGTAACCTTGGTGGGAGAAAGTATGGTAATTCCTGAGCTATTAAATTGAACGTATTGAGTAGGAGCTTGTCCGATAATGGTCATTAAATAAACCATGTCAGACATATCATTTTTACGATTTGACCCGGGGGCAGCAACTGCTCCAGTATTTTTAACGGTTGAAATATCTCTATCGCAAACCGTTCCGATGCCAATGTCTCCGACTACTGGGTCAAGGATGACACCATTCGCTCCACCTTGAATACGCATATAAGGAACGCCATGAATAATTCCATGCGCCCAAGCTTGACCATTACCGTCTACCGAACTAACTAAGGGCTGTACGTCTACAGTGCCAATAGGGGAAACTCCACCGCTATTTGTGACAGCAACGACTTTGACTGGAATAGCAGTCCTAAGACCGGATAAAGCTGATCGGACAATAAAGTCCATGCGCCCCACTTCCGAGGCATTATCTGCGGGGACGTGGTTAGTCTGAATAGGTTGATTAGTTGACTGGTACATTGATCGCAGGGCTTAATTTAGAGGTTGTAAACCAAGGACCGTCAGGAGTCAAAGTGCTTAGTTCATGAGTGGCAAATTGAACTGGAAATTGTCCGTTTGCTTTTGGCAATCCTGAAGTAAGATTTATTGTCCTACCAATGGCAATAATTGGGTTGAATTCGGATCTGACAGTAAAGCCAGCTTCCCAGTAATAAGGGTATCCAATAAGCCCAGTCTGAGGACTTAAATCTACTACGATGTCGTCCCTAGTCCCACCATTGGGGAAAATATTGACAGAGTTATTTTCAATAATCAACGGAAAAGACGCAGCTCTTGCAACGGTTTGAATTTGATCTATCAACGATCCTGACAAGTATTGATTTTGAATTACCGCATGAGCACCCTTGGAATTATTAAACGTCCAATCGGAACCCAATAAATTAGTCAATGACGCAATAATGTCTTCCGCATTTTGCGCTCCTTGATAGGTATTCGGAGCTGAAGGGGCTGCTTTGTTGTAATAACCAGCCACTGCAGCGCATACAAAACTGACCTCGGGAAGATTTGATAAGTCAATAAAGCTGGAAATCAAAGTTCCTGAAAATACCTGATTTAAGGTCCCGCCTTGATCTCCCGCTTCTACAGTGACCGCTTGATTTTGAACTGCTACCATATTTGAGCCAGTGCTTGAATACTGATTCATCTGATCCAAAGTCATTCCATAGACTTGCAGTTGAAGCTGTCCAAAAGCGTTATTGCCACCGGGATTAGTAATTACTGCAGAGCAACGCAATCCCTCAAGAATCAATGGCTCAGCATCTGCGCTTGAAAACGTTAAATTGATCTGACGGACGGCAAAGGTCATGATTGATAGATTAATTGATAACGAGAGCCCAATCCAGTGTAGTACGGATCACTGGTCCCTTGAGTGTCAAAAAATGCAAGCTGTCCCGAAAATCCATAATATTTTTCACGAATCAAGCCCACTAAATTAAGGCAAAGAACTGAATTTACGCAGGGGCTATTGTTAACCGTCATGCTGAAATAAAGCCCATTATTTTTTTGAGCCAAGCTAATAGCGCAGCTCTGACCGTTTAGTTGAATGGTAAATGACTGAGCAGCAACTGCAGTAATGGGAATAAATTGAATGGTCATACTATTGCTGGATTCAAACCAGTCGCTCCTCGTGCGTTAGGATTAATAGACCCAAAATTTCCGGTTGGCACTTTAGTCGGAGAAAGTTGACCAAGACTTGTGCTACTTGCGCCCGAAGGATCAGCCGTAGGAACGGTTGGTTGCTGAGCAATTCTGATTTCTTGAAACCATAATTGAGCAATCAATAAAGTCGCACCCTGACGAGCCTCCCTGCGATAATCAACATGGATCAAGTTGCAGCTTTTGTAGGTTGTATTTGGAGTAACTACACTGCAAAGAGTAAGCGAACTCAAAAGCTTTTCAATCGCTGCCAAAAACGCTTCCTTGCTCATTTTTCCATTACCGCTACACGATACTGTTACTCGGCAATCAAAAGGCAATGCGACCTTGTTATAGCTTGAAAAACTACCTTCTTCAAGCGGATAGGTCGGGATTTTTCGCTCCTCTCGATATTCAAAATCGATAAAAGAGTCCGGGCTAAGTAAAGCAGATCCGTTTTCGTCAACAATTCCCCAAGTCGTGCCAAATAAATTAAGGGGAAGTATTTCTCCCACAATCGTTAAAGCTGCTGCAACAAATTGAGAATTATTGCTTCTCGCTAGGGCAGGTACTCCGGGTAATGCTGGGACGTTAGGATAAGGAATATTTGGCATTATCTATTTCCTTGTACGCCTAAATTAATTAATGA